TGGTCAGCTTCTGAAGGATGCTACGTACCGCTACGCTTTGACTTGGACTGCCCATCCACCAAGTTCATGCCCCGCAACACTAGCATCCCTCTCTTCCGTGAGAAAGAAGACGGCACCCCAGGCTCTACGTCAGGATTCATGACGCCATACACCACCCAGGTCGACTTCCGAGTCGGCCCGGGTGAGCTTGCTTCGTACTTTGTCATGGACACTGTACTTAACAACGGGTGGCTTCAAGCCCCGATCGAAACCACAGGTTCCTTCTTCAGCGGTCTCTCTCCCGAGACCGTGCTCACTTTGGATATGCGCTTCATAACGGAGCTCGCACCAACTGCAGCAAACCCGGCATTGCTATCGCTTTGCTCCCCCTCAGCGCATTACGATCCGCGCGCCATGGAATGCTATACCAATTGCCTTCTTACCCTTCCCCCAGGCGTCCCTGTCTCTATGAACGAGAAAGGAGATTTCTGGCGGATGGCTATCAAGGCAGCGAAGGCTGGCATGACAATCGCGACGCCCATCGCAACTGCAATGGGGCCAGGGCAGGCCTCAGCAGCCGTTCTTGCGAACCTAGCTTTGGACGCGGCTCAACGAGTCGCAGACAAGCGAGGTCCCAAGAAGGCCGCCGCTCCCAGAACCAAAGGCGTGGTTTCACGTGGCAATAACGCCATGCGGAAATGAGAAACTACGCCAAGGCACCCTTCCAGTGCCGTATCGGAATCGACCCGAGAAATAAACAGTCGAAGTTAGTCTTAGCCATTAAGATGAGAGGAAGCGTGCGTTCAGCAAGCGCGCGCCAACCAATCCTTTCTGAGTGACTTAACACTCCATAAAATTAGCAGGGGCCCCTAGTGAGTCAAACCCTGGACACAATTGACAAGTGCACGCACAACGATTTCCCGATTCACTCTCCACAGAAGGACTTGATGACCGGGAGCTTTTTTCGTCTGCGTGTTTTTAGGAGCAAACGCCCCCGCCAAAATCTAAAGCGGTTGGTCAAGTCTAGACCAGGAGCTCAGGAAACCTGCTGTAAAGGCGGGTCGCCCTGAGGGTAGGGGGGTGGCCAGTATTCGCAGGCCAAAAATTAAAAGCTTGAGATCACGTAAGTGAACTCGCCGTTAGCAACTTGAGCAATGACACCACTCGAATCTAACGCAAATTCTCGGGAAGAAGAAAAGAGGTATTGGAAACATCATGTGATCCATCTTCCCGTTAAACAGTGCTATTCCAACAACACTGATCCAGCGAACTCGTCCCCGGAATGGGACGAAGGAAACCAAAACAGACAGGGGAAGATTCGCGCCCCTCGAACCCATCAGGGGTCTGGCGACGCGCGCCGACCCACTGAAGCGACCGTACGCGACGGTCTGAGGCGCAACCATGCTGATGAGCACGGTAACAAGAAACAAAACAAATCCTGGTCTCGCCCACCATTCAAGAGGGATTTGACACAGTACGGGATCGAGGCCAACCCGGGCCCCGGTAACGCTACTCCGGAACAGTACGCGCTGACTGACAGCACAAAAATCTGCAACCATTGCAAAACGAAAGGACACATCAAAAGAAACTGCCCCAAAGCAAAGACCTACGCGTCTGTCGCTAAGGGCGGTGGGAAAGGTGGGAAATCTAGTGGAGTGATGGCTTTGGAGGCCGCTACCCGCGAGGCGGTCGCAAAGTCCAAAGGCGACGAAGATGCTCGTCGCGAGAAGGTGCAAGAGGCAAAGGAGGACGCTCCTCTGCCTCAAGCACCCAAGAAGGTTAAGGCACAGAAGGGCAACGTGAACTTGGATGGCTATCAGTTCGATGTCCAAAACACAAAATCTGTGCTTAACGCTAACTACTCTCGCTTCCGCAACATCTTCACTTGGTTTGGACCACTCTACGCACTTGTCGCGCTTGTAGATTGGTTCCTCTTCCCCATGGGCTGCATGTGGTTCACATACTCATTGTGCTACCTCTGCCCACTTGCCACACCTTTGGTGAGTGCATTGGGGATGATGGTGTGGTTCGGTGAAAACGTTATCGTGGGACTGGTGATTTACTACCTTCACAGTCTCGGGAAAGCATTCACTGAGCGAACACAAATCGACCACGTCTACTCCTTTTCATGCACGGCTAACAAAAGCATTGACGAGGAGAAGGACAACCGACCGCACCCGATGAGCTTCGGACCGCGCACATACGATCTCGACACTGTCGTTGTAACTATGCATGAAGTAACAATTCTGCACTGGCGTTACTTCGACATCCGCTTCGAACTCGAGCGCCGCCAGGTAGCCAGCTTTCCCATAGCTGGCGCACCTTTCGCTCATCTGGCCGCCGCATTCACGACGTACAAAACACCCGTGGAAACCGCCCAGGAGGTCCGCCGCATGCTGATTAAAGCTTCACAGTTTGATTGGAATGTCGGCCAGGCCGTCAAGGAACGCCTCGTCGAACGCACTTCACGTGTGCTCGACGCGTACAAGCTCCACGTCGCTCAATTCGACGTGAAATCGGACACCCAGTTTGTGGAAGACTGGTGGTCCGGGGCCAAACCGTACGTAAAGGGCTTCTTATGCTTGATTTGGTTGAGTTTGGGATTCGCAGTTCTACTTTTTGTAGGATGCGCTTTCCTGAGCCTTTACCATGCCTGGGCACCCACAGTCGCCGCCTCCTTCGCTTCCAGCGTAGTGGCGGCGCCGGCGACTGTGATCGAAAAAACCGTCATGACCCCACTTATCAAGACGGCCCCCCCTCTCTTCTCCTCTCTTTTCCCTTCCGAACCGACATGCACATTGTACGAACAGTGGACGTCCCAGCAGCCGAGCATCTTCACCAATCCTGAGGGTGTCTGCGGTTCGCGCGTGGACGACGCTATTCATCAGTTCGGAAAGTTGAATGAGATCAACCCCAACAAGAACCTGACGCTGTTGCCGAATGCGAACACGGTTTTTGGGGAGAGAACGGAGCGCAGACACGCAGCTCTATTCTCCCCCTTCGCATGCGGAGGCATCGCCCCCGTCGTCCAAGAACGCAATGACATGCTGACTACGATGGCGGGGATGGGCCACCGCGGGGCTGGGAAGACACCAGACGGGGATCCCGCATCAATGGCCCGAAAGACCGAGATCACAATCGAGATCTTGGAGGCCATGGTCGATCCGTTGCTATCATCCGCCGAGGCAGTCGGTTTTGACGCGATGCTCGAAAAATTACCCTACACGCAATTGCGCAAAGAAGAGCTGATGAGACAGCATCTGGAACGCAAGGGTGATTTCTACCGACCGAGCCCGCAGAAAGGAGACCGCGACGGCCCCAACCGCAAAAACAACATCTTCGACAAGTACGAAGTTTCAGCCGCCGGCAAGGCTTCCCGCACGATCCACGCGATGTCCGAGTCCCTCTGGGACGCTGACATACTGGGCAGTGTAGGACGTTTTGTCAAGACCGCCGAGCGAGAAGTATACGATTCCCTACCGGGTAACGTAAAGCACATGGACCCAGCCGGGATCGTGGAGCAACTACTGAAGCTTGGCCCTGGCCCCAAGGTCACCAGCGACTACTCATCGTACGAGGCTTCATTCAGCAAGGCTGTTAAGGCGACCGCATCCTTCCCCGCGTATGAGCATCTTTTTGGCTCTATGCCGGAGGGCCCAGCAATTCTCTCTCAGATGCACTGGCTGATTGATGGAACCAACGATTTCGCTCACAAGTTTTTTCAGGGGTCAATTGACAACTTAAAATGCTCGGGCGATTTCGAAACTGCTTTCACCAACTGGTTCGACAACTTTTGCACATGGATGGCCGCGTTTGACGCGAAGGGCGTCCATTGGCGAGACGCGTCTGAATGGGTGCTGTGCGAAGGCGACGACAACATCACGGACCCCCACGGCTTCACATTCGAGCCAACGGATTTCGCCAACTTTGGCATGACTGCCAAGATCGAGGATCACCCTGATCTCTCGACCGCTGGCTTCTGCCAGAAGTTCGTGAACGAATCCACATCGACACTTCTAGCTGACCCGATCCGCTTCCTAGGTAAAAAGAGTTATTTCGACTCCAAATACAAGGGATCGAGCCACAAGACCATGATGTCCCTCGCCCGCGCCACAGCAATGTCTGCGCTAGCCACCATGCCGAACGCGCCCGTTGTCTCCGAATGGGCCTACCGTGTTATCGAGATGACTGAGGGTGTGACCGTACGAAAGGCACACCTCATCTCGCAAGCAGCGTACGGACAACTGATCGATTCCAGCAGCCGATTCACCAAGCCGATCATTCAGGAGAGTGACCGGCTTATGGTGAGCGCCATTTTTGACTTTTCCATTGAACAACAGGCCATGTTTACCGAGGCTGTTACCAAGTGGACAGGTGACGTGCCACTCCAGCTCCCTCTGGCGTGGTTTCCCGAATCTTGGGCCCAATTTCATAATTCCTACGCATCGAATGCGGAGGTGGTAGTTGCCCAGATCCCGGAACGTTACGAAAAAGTCCTTAAGTGGCTCCAACCGCACATCACAAAAGCGGAGACGCAATTGAACAGCTACGCCGACGGGCTTGGCGAGTTCTTGAGCAACTCCAAAATTGAGAGCGGTTGGGGGGAGGTGTCCTTAGAGGCACCTTCCATGGACCCTGGTGAGGGTCCGGATTACTACTTGTAGGTGCAAGTAGTTGTGTGATGGGTGGATGCGTTCCAAGAATCACATGTGAAATCAAATCTTTTTCGCTTTATCTCATAAAAGAGGTAGG